AACTTTTCTTTTAAATAGTCCATAGGACCATGATAGACAACGCGGGCGTACTTAGCACGAGCGTGGTTAAACTTCTTCACACGGTATCGAAGTCGCAAAGATTTGAAGATCCTATGCAGAACAATACCAAGGTGAGTTTCTGAATGAGCAACTTTAAAGCCAATCAAGTAGTACACACCTTCGAATCGGAATTCATAATACTTCTCTGACCTTGGTCGTGTATCGAGCCAGAGGTAGTACGGGCCAGTCGATGTAGTCGACATGGCTAGTCGGACAAGAATCGTGAGATTCTGTAGAACGGATCGACGCTTGCAGGTGTAATCGTCACTAGGGGCCAGAGGATCTTTCGGGACAACCAATTCACCGAGGTTTGAAATATGGTGCTCTTTAGCAGTAGCAGAATAAACACCACAAATCGAAATAACTCGGGCCATAAAAATGTCCTTGTTGATCCCTGTTTCCGTAGCAGCTATCTGAGATAGCATAACGTAAGCGTGATGAAAGTTGTCGAGTCCCAATACGTGACAGAAAGCAGAAACCTCCTTCACATGGGGGATATACGCGCGATCCTCAAAAAGTTGGCAAAGAAGATCCGTAGCGCGTCTAACTGATTCTGTTGCATCCTTATGCGGCGAATGAACGCGCATGCGATCGTATAGGTCAACCAATAAACAAGCGTTTGTAGTGCGAGTAGTGATATCAGCAAAGGATGTGTCAGAAATAAAATATGAAGCATCATCAACACGGAGAGCAGGACGTCCTGTGGAACTCCATGCTGGCTCGCAGCTTCCACCATATCGATTATAATAGAAGCGTAGCTCACTATTACTCTTCGGAGGAAGGAACGCGCGTCCCTTAGGTGCCACACCAATGTTTGAATGACGTTCTGAATCATTGTTGAGAGTAGAATTCATGCTATAGCGCTCTATGTAATTCTCTTATTGTTGTATCTGGGGCTTTGTGACCGGTTGCCAAGACCCGGATTTGATTACTTCTTCCCAGTTAGACTGAAGACTAAAGGCTAGCCTCGCAAGTTTGCTATCGTCCTCAAACGAGGTCCCTCGTCGCCGCCCAGACGTACGGGGCAATGATAGCGCACATACATGCGGTTCGCTCGATAGGCGTAACAGTTTTCACCGGAGGTCGGTGCCTACAGCCGGCATGACACGCCGGCTTGCGACACCCCCCCCCCAACTTGGGGCTCGGTGGCAGGTGGTATATTTTATAGAGTGCCACTTCAATTAGAAAAGCCTGAACCAGCCGAATATAATATCCAAAGAACATTCCGCTCAGAAAGTTCGGCGAACGTATTGTCGGACACATACAACCGCTAAAAACAGCCGCATTGCATCGATAGATATGAATCTAGCGTACACTTCAGTAAAGTTGTGAATCGCCAAGTTCCCTCAAAAGAGGGCCTCATCACAACCTTTGTGAAGGAGAGGCTAAACATAGTCCCAACTCAGTCGCTTCCCTCAAGGATTGGAGATACATAGTAGAGAATATATTAAGCTTTATCATTACTGCTTCACTATCGAAACCTCTATTTAAAAGTTTTGTAAATTTTTATTGCGTACCCATGAAAGGGTAAATATCGCGAATGGTTTTTGTATAAGTTAGTAGTGAATTGTAAATGGTTAAGATCAGGAGACAAGAACATAAAAGGATCAGGGGCAAACTACACAGCCAATCCATCACTATAATATAGTTACTAAAACACTTAATATTATCAATAACTAACTATATACAGCAAAATAAAAGAAATAAACGTAAATAAAGTAAAATAAATAATTATTTGTGAAAATCAAATAAGAGGGGAATGTTGTGCTAACCACAGCTAACGACAGAGAACCCTCCACTGCCGGGAAGAAATATAGATAATATGCGTCTGCACACGCCTATTATTA